TCGCTGCGAGCGTTGCCACGAAACGGTAATGCAGCGCGAGCGGCGCGAGTTGAGGAAGGAGCGAGATAATGCGTGACATTGGATGGTGGGCGCTCGCTATCTTTTGTATCTACATCGCGCTATGGGGAGTGTTCGGATGACACGCCGCGCATGGACACCTGAGGAGGATACACGCCTCGTTGAGATGGCACAGCAGGGCGCGCTTGCCTGGCAGATTGCACGCGAGTTAGACCGCTCTGTCGACTCGATACGATCGCGGTGCAAACGCCAACATGGCACTCTGTTTGGATTGCGCACCTATTGGTATGCGCCGCTATCCGCAGGGCAGACAGCAAGTTTGTTTGGGTTTGCAGCCGTCAACTCCGTGACACGATGGATTGCTAATGGATGGATGAAGGCGTACCGTGTTTACACATCCCCGAAGCGGAGTGGTACGCGCAACACAGAGTTTCGCATCTCGCAGGATGGCATCCTGGATTTCATCAGTAAACGAGAGCATTGGATGCGATGGGAGCCAGAACGCATCACCGACCCATACATCCGTGACGAGGCGCTGCGGCTCCGTGCTGAGGCCGATGGGCATTGGATACGCATATCGGATTGGGCAAAAGCACGCGGTTACACGAACGACGCATCACAACGCTGGATACGGCTCGGATATCTCACAGGCACACGCCATCATCATTGGTGGTACGTCTGGAGTGAGGACCTCGCGGCATTCACGCCGCCGAGCGAGCGGGGCTATGCAAACAAAGGTTGATATGCTATTATGAGTATACATCTACTTATGATGTATTCAGGCGTGGCTAGGCATGGCTAGCCTTTGGTGAGGCGTGGCAAGGCATGGCAGGCGAGGCGGGGCCGGGCGAGGCATGGCGAGGCTTGGCGAGGCGAGGCTTGGATTTTATTCACAACACAGGAGGCAACACGATGGCAGCAACAGCCAAGAAGGATGCAGGGGTGGTAGAGGTTCCGGGGATTGATATCCTTCGGGTAAATGTTCGCATTGTCGGTATGTCGGAACTGGTCATGCACGCGTGGAGTGAAAAAGCCAAAAAGGCGATGCTCGATAAGCAGACGGGCCAGCCTGCTAAGAAGCGGGAATTTAAAGACCCGCAGCGGGATTATGAGGAGGCGTTCTATCGGCTCCCCGACGGGCGCCCATGTTTCCCGTCCATTGCGTTTAAGGCTGCGATTGTGAGCGCCGCTCGGCAAGTAGACGGGTTGCCAATGACGTTTCTTCGGGGCGCGCTTCACATCGATGGGGAGTTTGTACCCATTGAAGGCGAGCCGCGTATGCGTGAAGACACGGTACGCGTCGGCAATGGCACCGCCGATCTGCGCTATCGTCCTGGTTTCCCAGAGTGGAGCGCCACGCTGCCCATCCGCCTGAACCGTCGCGCTCTGAAGCTGGAACAACTGTTAGCACTCATCAATCAGGCGGGTTTCTCGGTTGGCGTCGGGGAGTTCCGCCCAGAGAAAAATGGGGCGTGGGGCATGTTCTGTGTCGATGACGTGGAAGAGAAGGAATCGAAATAGACATGGCAGGCGAGGCGAGGCGCGGCTTGGCAGGGCTGGGCCCGGCGAGGCAAGGCAAGGCAAGGCAAGGCAGGCAAGGCGGGGCGGGGCGAGGCTGGGCACGGTATGGCGCGGCAGGGCAAGGGAACCTGGGTACGTTCGAAAACTGCCCACAAGGCAGGCGAGGCTTGGCAGGGCGAGGCGCGGTGCGGCAAGGTGTGGCTATCCACGGCTAGGATGGGCAAGGCAAGGCTAGGTTTTTTTACAGAAGGGATGGGGGGGGTATGATCTTAGGAAACGACGCAATCAAGGCGGCGCTTGACGCGGGCCACATCGTGTGTAATCCCGCGCCCGACACTGCCGCTATCCAAACACATATTGACGTGCATCTAGGCGCGGCGTTTTGGGTGCCGCGCCCGAATAGCGCGCCGATTGACATGCGGCACTGCGACCCGCACGACTACTATATGTTATTAGAGAACTGCACAGAACACGACCCGGTGATACTGTCGCCGGGCGGGTTTGCACTGGCACACACCGACGAATATGTCGGCACCACGGTGCCGTGGCTGGAGCCGCACCTCGAGACGCGCTCGACCGTGGCTCGTTGGGGCATCACCGTCCACGTGAGCGCCGGCATTGGCGACGCCGGGTATTGCAGCCGGTGGACACTCGAGCTGTACAACCACAACAACGTTTCCATCCGGGTATACGCCGGGCTACGTATCGGATTGATCAAATTCTATCGTGTCGAGAGTAACACAGCGATATACACAGGCCGATACAACACGCCTGCAACCGAGTGGCAGGCCACGGCAATGCTGCCGCGCCGGGGGAATGTATGAGCAAGCGCAAAAACGAAACACCAGAACAGCGAGCGCGCCGGCTGTACCTGAAGCGTCTGTCACGCCAGCAACGGCGCGACTATGCACCCGTCGTTATCGGCAGCAACGGCAAACGCTACCGCCTGGTACGTAGGCAGCATAGCAAGGATGACCTGCACGGCGACGAAGTTCGCCACAGAGACTAGGCACATTCGCCCGCGTGGGCGTGTGCATAGATAGTATCCGCATAGTAGAAAGGAGGACGCTCCTTCTGTAGTTTTGAGCTTTGAGATGGTCTCACAGCCCGTGCCTCGAGGCACGGGCTTTGTGTCTCTGAGGTAGTTTTGTAGCAATCTTTTGCCATATCTCCCGAACCCCTTGACATATCGATACACAATCGTGTATACTAGTGTCAGTTGAGAGACAACTGGTAGCAACACAGGAGACAACACAATGTTCGCAATCAATACCACGGTCAAGACGGCAGACGGCATCGAAGGTACAATTGTAGACTACACACACGACGTTGACGGCACACGCATTGTGATTGTCGAAACTGACAATGGCACTGATATGCACACGCTAGATAGCCTGACGGCGATAGGTGTGAACAATGCGAACGCAGAAGAGTATTTCGCACAGCGCGAGGAGCAAGCCGCCCATAGCGACACAGGGGGTACACAAATGACCACACTAGACCACGCATTCACCACTGCCCGCCAGGCCCTGGCCGAGCAGCGCGCTACCGAGCAGGCACAGCATGACGCCGAACACGCCCGGCAATGTGACCTGCACCAGTCCGCACAGGCAGACCTGGAGTCCTGGCTTTACAAACTGCCAAACGGGATGGCAGACCGCGCCGATTACAATGTCCCGTTTCCGCTGCCAACACACGTATTTGATGTCATCGTCTCGTTCGACCTGGGCGATTACGGCGCGGCGCCGGTGTCGGCCCGCCTCGAATGGCGCGGCGACCGCTGGTTTTTCAAAAAGTGGCGTGTGGCGCACCACGAACTGGATTTCTTCAGCAACGAGGATGAACCGCCGGATTGGCGCGTCGTCGTATCGGACGAATGTACGCCATACACAACGCTCGAACAGGCGCTCGTGGCGGCACTGGCAGAGCACGAGCGCACAACCGGCCCGCTGGCAGCGGAGGCCACCGATGCCGATGTATAAGTTTTCAGTGACGACGTCCGACGAGCTTACCATGGGACAATACTGGAAAGCCCTGACCTCCTGGGAGTTCGACCATGAACAAGACGGATATGAAAACTGGACGGTGACAGGCCAGAATTTGCCTACTTTGATTTGGCTCCTCGAAGCAGAACCAGAGGTCGTTGAGTACGAACGGCTCGACCAACTCAACTTCGACGAAGCCGGAGAGTCATTTGTCCTTGCCGAATTGCTCGATACTATGAACCGACGGCTCGGAGATCTGATTCGGAATCACAAGTACACTGTCGTTGAGGCAATCCGTATGGTCGCGCAAGAAAACGACCTGACGCTTCTCTATGAGAGTTCCGGCACGAGGAACGACTACAGCGATATGTACGCAAACCCGGACGGATCGCTTATCGCCTGCTGGCGCTGGGCGCCGCCAGACGGCGAGCAGGGTTTTGATAGGTTAGGCGTGCGATGACTACTGACAACACCCTCACCTACCGTGAAGCCGCCGAGCACCTGAACATCCGCCCCGACTATGTGCGGAAACTTGTCCAATGGGGTAAACTGGACGCCGCCCCCGCTGTCGGCAACCGTGGCCGCGTCACCCGCGCCAGTGTGGAACGCTACGACATCGAGCGGGGGCAGCGACAATTGAAGCCGCTTGAGGAGTTATCCGAACGGCAACGGCATAGGCGGCAAAAGCAATAGAGGGCGGGCGCGTCCGCCACTATCAATAGCCCCGCCGAAGCGGGGCTACGTTTTGCCCGGATTGTGCAGGATTGACACAACGTGTTATAATTAGCTTATAAGTTTGTTATAAGTTGCTGTGAGGAGGGGTGTATGCATGTCGTGTATGATGATGGAGCTGGATTAACAAAGGCGGGTGTGGCGGACAATGGAATGCAAGTCACGGCGATACCAGCACTGGTGCTACCCGTTGAGGCGGGCATGGATGAAGAATACCTATCGCGTCCTGATGTGATTGTTATCGGTCATAATCGTAATCAGTATCTTGTGGGCGATGCGGCTCGCGCACAGGGCGCCACTGCCTATGCCACAAGCAACTACCGCTACACGTCGCCAGATGCGCGCATCCGCCTCTACGCGGCGCTGTCCGAACTACTCCCGCCTGGAGAGCACACCATTCGGATGGTCGCGGGGGCGAACGCGGAAGCATATCGCGCATTGAAACGCGACATTCAAGACTTCTTCACAGGCTCACATGAGTTCACGCGAGCGGACGCGAGCTACCGTGTGAACATCACAGACGTACATGTGACCTCGCAGCCGCGTGGCGCCGTGCTCTATTTCAGCGCACATACTCCTGCTGAACTGAAACAGGCACTCCAGAAGCGACCGCTCCATAAGGCCAACATTATTGGTATTGACGTGGGCACATTCACCACCGACTTGATCGCGCTCCGGCCCGAACGGCGCGCCGATGGCAGCAGCGAAATGCAAGAAATCTACCGGCGCTCCAAGGCGCTGCGGTTTGGCGTCCAGACGCTACGCAGCAAGGTTGCCGAGTTGCTCCAGCGATTGCAAGGCGCGCCTGGTCTGCCGGAACTCTGGGAGGTTGATCGGGCCATTGCAGAGCGGGTTGTAACCATTGACGGCAAGGATGAGAGCATCGCGCCTGAGATTGACGACCTTCGCGATAGTCTCTGGGCACGCGTACATGAGGAGATACGCGCCCATTTTGAAGGGTTCTCAACGCATTATTTGCTGGTTGTCGGAGGCGGCGCAACAGATACGACGTTCGGGCCATCCATTCGCACAACGTGGCACGGAAAACTACCGATGGGAATGCCAGAAAAACACGCGCCACACGAGGCGCCTGTCAGGGGATATGCAGAAATGGCTGTGCAGAAGTGGGGCCGTGACGATGCCTGAGCCGCGCCGCTATACACTGCTGCTCTATCTGGACGATGAGAGCGACAACGCCATCGCTGAATGGCTCGACAGCCTCTCATTACGGAAACGCCAAAACGATGTAAAGGCGGCCCTACTGCGCGGCATACAGCAACAGAACGCGCCACAGCCGCCACAGCCGCCTGATGAGGATGATGACACATTTACGCTTTAAGGAGGGGATTATGGAAGTATTTCAAAGTGCTATTATAGCCACCGAGCTAGACGAAGAGATGGCACAGGAGTTGAGGTTCGTTCTTACAACGCAATTTGGGGCTGCTAATACCAGGGGGTTTAGGTTTGTGGTCGCTGAACTTTATGAAGATACTGCATTTTCTATCATTGCAATGGACAGATCGGAGGGATCAAATTCTCATCTTGGGCACTACATATCGCTGCACGATGTGAAATTCTGGTGCGATGGGTATCTGGCAGCTTGTGAACGAGACGACAACTAAAGGCGGGAGGGACACTATGCACCTACAGCACAAGGAAGCTACCGCGACACAGGCCGTGCAGGAGCTTGCAGCCGAACGGCTGCATATTGATGCGAAGCAAACCATACTCACCGCGGGCGCATCTACCGTGCTTGCATTCCAGGGCACGCTGGGGCTATTCGTGCTGTCTGCCGCAATCCCTGCGGGGGCGTGGCAATGGTACCCGCTCGGGCTCGGGTTGTGCATATTGTCGTTTCTGGCGTTTCTTATCCCGTATTTCACCTATAAAAAGTGGCGCGCCGATCTCGATTATGAAGCCGACCGCCGCGCCCTGATGCTCGATGCATACGAGGAAAAGCAAGGCGTCACTACGACGATCACTGCCAGCGAAACAACGATCACGGCAGATGATCCGGCCCGGCTGCTACTGCTCATGTTCTCACTCTGGCAGCGACGGCACGAACACCCGACACCATGGTCTGTGCGCAGTCTGGAAGGGCCGCAATATCTGAGTGTTGATCGTCGCATGTTTGGGACGGCACAAATTCACCTCGGACAAGTGCCGACGAAAGAACACGCTCAGCAAATTGCAGCCCGGTTAGAAAGCGCCCGCCTGCTCTCAGGTAGTGGCGAGCGTAGCACGCGCCGCCTGCAACCGCAAACACTGGAGGAATTCTTGAATTTGACTATACCGAGGGTACTGAGATGACAGATGATCAACGACTAGCCATCGCCCGCCGCGAGTTGTATGGAGAATGGCGCCGCGCCGACCTGCAGCGCGTACTTAACATAAAACAGACAAAGGCAGGGCAATTAATTCGGGAATGGGAAATTGCAGGGCATATTACTGTGCGATACTCTAGCACGACGCAGGTATGTGCGTGGGCAGCCGACAAACCCGTGTCCGAAACAGCACAGACAGACGGACAGATGCCCCCGCACGCGCCCGCGAGCGCCCGCACGCAACGCACGCGCCGCGTCCCTATGCCCTGGATTGCAGCGGGCATCGCGTGTGCGCTCGTGATAGCTGCCGTGGCGTCGTTCGCGGTGCTCACTCGACAGAATGAGCCAGTAGCAGTACAGCCGACACCCACAACGGCGCCCACTATCACCCCGACAAATGTGCCGATGGTCGCTGCCTACTACGCGCCAGGCGGGGAGTATGCACAGGATATTCCCATCGGCGGGCCTGTAACCGGCACATACGGGCGCTACGTCCAGATTGACGGGCATCTCTGGATAGAGACGCCCGATCTTGCAGAGCCAACACCAGCGCCGACACAGACGCCGCACGTCATTGTCGTAGAGCAACCCGCACCGCCCGCACCGCCCGCGCCAACCGCGCCAACCGCTACCGCCGCGCCAGTACTGCCGCCCGACACCGTGCGAACATCGGCAGGTGTTGAGGTTGAGGTAGCGGCGACAGCAAAGTCGGTCGGCTGGACGATTGCCTGTAATGCCGATCAGTGCCGGTGTTTTAGCGGCGCCGTACCAGATGACTACAGCATAGCACGCCGGAACGTTGAGTCAGAGACATGTATGTTAGCTGCGAAGCCGTAGCCCACCCTACCACCGCCCGCCACCCCGGCGGGCTTTTTTGTTGCCTAAAAAATCGCACGATCTGGCTTTACAAAGCCTTGCAAAAATGACGAACGTGTGCTATAATTAGATCAGTTGAGGAAGACAAGCGACACACCGAAAGGGCACACGGCAATGGCAAACGGCAAAGCAAAAGCAGGCGGACAGTACGGCGAAAATGGCGAATTCTACGAGGGCGGCCAGTTCCTCCCCAACAGCGAGAACACAATCAAAGGCGCGCTTCGCAAGGGCAAAAAGGCCCGCGCTTCTCGTGTGTGTCGCGAACAAATCGCCCCCCGCGAATGGGCCGAAGCTCCAGAGGGCAAAAGCTCCATCTGGGCGGAAGTCAGTGGGGTCTTCGCCAAGTACGACTGGGGCACCGGCGAACTGGCTTTGAGCACAACCCCGCAGGTGTTGGCACGCTTCAACAAAACGGAAGCGGAAGTACGGGCCCTGGTGGATCGCTGGAATGCAGGCGAACGGTGGATGTAGATAACCACACACACAGCCCCGCCCGAAGGCATCGTATTCGGGCTAGGTAAGGAGACACACAATGCAGCGAGTATACGACGTCAAGGGTTACGAACGCAAGGTACTAGATGCACTTGGAATGCAGCACATCAAAACGAACGTGAAGGCTGAAGAGGTATGGCAGCAACTTGGTATCGAGGTGTACTACCGCCGTGAAGGTCGCTCCACTGTCCCGACCGTCAAAATACTGGACAATCACACCAGCGCTGCCTGGAATGGTAACGGCGACGCCGATGCGATTGACCGCAACTACAGCCTGACTACAGAGCAGTACGAAGCCATCAAGCAGTGGATCAGCAACTAAGGAGCACACAATGATTACCAATGGCAACCGCCGACAAATAGCCGAAGCCACAGTCTGCACACTATTGAACGAATACAGGGAACACCAGAAAGAGGGCACGCTGACGTGGGGTGCTAGAGATGGCATGGTGCAGGTTGGCGTGTATGGCTATGATGAGGCAAGCAATTCATATAGTTTTTATGTGCTACATTCCGGCGGGGAGTATCATGATACTGCATCGCGGTCAACGGCAATGATAACCATGTCGAGCGCCTTACGCGGTGCCGACACAGGCTTCCCACAAAAGGGTAGGCGATGACCACACACCACACCACACAGGAGGCCGCCCGCCTCCTGAGGCTTACCCAACAAGGCGTACTTGCAGCCATCAGGCGCGGCAAGTTGCACGCCGAAAAGCACGGGCGCGATTGGATGGTGCCGGACGGGGAAATCGAGCGATATCGGCAGGAACGGCAGCCACGCGGCAGACCACCAAAAAACACGAAAGGATGAGAGAATGGAGAGATTTGATCGACTTATTGAGCCGGCTATCAAACTGCCGTTTTTGTTGGCAATGTTCAGCGAGTATCGCAAGGTATTGCCAAAAGACACTGCTCACGACCATGAAATGACGATGTCATATTGGCTGCGCTCTTTGAGTGTTATGTCGTATGACAGCGATGACAAACCGGCAACAAGAGATGATGTGCTGCATTATCTGCAACAACTTGAAACAATGTACGACACTGCTGCTCCGGTGCTCGTAGAACAGGCACCAGTAATGTTCAGCAATCATTATAAGTGGCTGGTCGGCAAGGCGGGACGGGATATTGTCAGTTTACGGCAAGAGTGGGAATAGTTCAAACGGTGCGGTAGACAACACAAAGCGCGGCGGACTTCCCCCTCCCGCCGCGCCCTGCTTCCTACATGCATACGCCATATCCGATGGCGCGCCCCATTATAGCACGAGGCGCCGCCCCTGGAGAGAAGGGCGGCGCCTCGCGTGAAGGTAGCATCAAGGAAGTGTTCAACCACACGCGCCCTATTATACCACACTTCGCACGACGTTGAGCGTGGCACTGTAATCTGCCGGTGTCGTCGCCTGGCCTTCCATCAAGTTGCTCAACTGCTCTGCGAACGTCACCAGGCTCCCCAACTGCGCAGCCGTGAACGGGAACCCCGCGCCGGTCAAATCGGCGTCGCTGATTGGAAGCGCGCCCGCGCTGTTGTAGCCGTTATCGAAGTAGATTGCATACGCCGTCTGGAGCGCCTCGTGTGCCTGTGCGATCGCCGTGCCTGCATCGACCATCGATTGCACCAATGTTGCCTTATCCATATATCCTCTCTCTCTGGTAGAACTCCCGCGCCACACCAGCCGGGCGCGCCACTCGAAACGGTTGCGGCTCGCGCACGGCAGACGGCGCCAACTCTGGCGTGTTGCCGGCTGCGAGCCAGTCTTGATACTGCTGCCAGTGCCGGTTGCGCGGGTCGTCTGGAATGCTGCGCCCGCTTGGGGCGTGCTTGACGCCGCCACCCTCGAGAAGTTGGTACTCCATCGTTATAGCTCCGCATCTGCAATAACTCGAGCGTCTAATGTATTATTCGCTCGTGCTGCTGCACTATTCCCGCTTGTAAACGACGCCCCTGTCGCTCCCAGTTGCAGCACGGCATTGATCGGCGTGGGGGTCAAGAAGGCTGAACTGTCTGCAGTGGTCAAGCCGATTTCAATGATCGAAAAATCACTAGCTGCTGAGAGCGACATCGTTGGTGTGGTACGTTTGGTCGTAATGAAAGGCACGAGCACGCGGACACTAGTCGAATTATTGACCCACCCGACACCGAAGGACTGAAAGTTTTCTTCCCCGCCGATCTCTTCATAATACCGCTGGCACAACGCAAGCTCCATACCAATCGGGCGCGGCTCGAATGGCGTCGTAAAGTCACCTTCGCTTAACTTTATCGCCTCATAATCTAGTGTCGTCAACTGTGCTATGCCAGTCGTTGTATAAAACAATATACATAGATTACTAAAGATGGAACCCAATGTGACGGTATGGCTAAAATCTTGCCAGGTGTTGGCAGTCAGACTGATAGACTTCTCTGTCCCTGCAATAAGAAAGGTAGGGTCGAGTGTCACGGTAGGACCCCAGGAAGATATGGGATCGTTTGGCATAACATCTTCGGTACCATACCATTCGGCGACAACTACTTTTACTGTTACATTATTATCACAACGCAAAAAGCCGGACAGCGTTACCTCTTTACTTTGCAGGTGTTGGCAGTTTGCGCCTTCAATATACTGTGCTGTGCCTATTTGTTGAGGTGTGGTATTCTCCTGCCTCAACCTTACTGTATATCTTTGAGTAGTGCCACTTATCCTTATTACATCTACACTATTTGCCAACTCTGACAAAACCTTCCAACGATCAAAACCATAGTCAGTATCATCGATAGTTGTAGCTGAAGTGGGATCATCTAGTCTCTGTGCAATAGCGCCATTCGGATTGAGGATAATATTCCGGAATGCCGGATCATCAGCCCATTCTGGCGCCGTCTCTGCGCCATTGACAGTGAGCCGCTGCCCTGCTGTGCCGATACCAAGCCGCTGCAATCCAGAGCCGTCGCGATAGATGACATCCCCCTCTGTCGTCGTCGGGTCTGTCAAACTCGATGCGTCAGCAGGCTCCCATTCGCCCGTGACGTTATTCCACGTCACCACCTGGCCCGCTGTGGCGCCCGTCTGGAGCAACTGATCGAGCCGGATATCGGCAGAGTTAACGACGTTTTCAGCAATGTCGTTTGCCTGTGCCAGCACCGCGTCGGTTTGTTCATCCTGATCGCGCTGAATGCGCTGTTGCCGTTTGCGCTCAATCTCAGCGGCACGCTGCTGGAAGTCCACTACACGCCCCCCTCCTTGACAATGTGGACATACTGCCACTCATTGGACAACGCCGTCACGTCGATGATAATAACCTCATCGGTTGTGCTATTCCACACGTGCACCTCATTCGACGCGATGCCGGCGATCAACTCCCGGCTTTGTGCATCGCAGTGCAGCCAATTGACAGTTAATCCCGACATTGCAACGGTCTGATCGCTCGGGGTGCCGAACGGGTCGAGGATTTCCACAATGCCGTTGCTTGTTGCGATGCATAATCTATCTCCAACGGCAATGGCTGGAGGAGTTTTAGTAGAGGCAGCGGCGCGTGCCTGCGTCGGAATGGCGGCGCCGCGGTAATCGGCAGACACATAGGTATACCCATCAAAACTCGGGTCGTCTGCTCGCAGTGCAACCTTTCGGCTGGCGCCAGGATAGCGGTTGCCGTAGAACAATACATCGATATCGCCAATATTCGGCGACGGCTCCACTAATGTACCACTGGCATTGGCATACAAAAGGTATTCGTCCGGGAAGTTCTGGTACATGACCGTATCGCCGCCGACGCCTGCGCCGATGAGCAAAAGCGCACGAGCGCCAGTGGCCAACGTTGACAACTCATACTCTTGCGTGCTTGCCGTACCTGTGCCGCGAAATAGATACGATGTGTGGTCGCTCAATAGTGCCGTAAACATCCACAGGCCATTTGTCTCGGTATCCCACTCGGTGCGCTCCATGACGACTGTTCCTGACACCAGAGATGTTGAGATAGTAACCTCTTGCCACGTCGTGCCGCTCCAGCGCCACAGAGGGCTATAGGTGGAGCCGTTGCTCACCAGTTGGCCGCCACTCACCACCGCCTCCTGATTGCCGTTCGTGTGGATGATCGCCAGCCACTCGCCACTATTAAGCGGATTGGCAACAACCCACTCAACCCACAACGTGACAGCCGGAAGCCCCGCATTGCGCAGCGTCGCCGTACCATCGGAGCGCACTTCATAGACGCCGGCCTGCGTAATATTGCGCTGCGGAATGAGCAGATACCAGTCCTCCGGCAGTTTCGTTGCCCCCACCGGCAGGTACCCGATGGCAGTGGTAGCCGTGCTCACATCGTCAATTCGTAGCAGCGTGTTGATATCGTTATTAATAATTTTTAACGTGCCCTGGTTCGTGCCTGTGCCAACATCCCCGATGTAGCAGAGATCGTTAAACGGGCTGTCGCCCCCGACGGCGCCGTCTCGCAACAGCGATGCAGTGTTGCCGCTCGTGTTTGTGCCGATAGCAGTCGCGTCAAAATTGACGCCATTTTGCAGTAGCAGGTACAGGTTACCTGACGCATCCCCGACGATGTAGCCCGGCTCCGTGGCAAGCGGCGTGATCGCCGTGAGCGACGTAGGGGTCAGCGCGCCCCAATCCACAGTATAGCCTTGCTGGATTTTAAGTGCATCTGTACTACTCCCGGCGCTGCTGAATACTGCCGCGTTGCCCCATGGTGCATCTGCAAGTTGCTCGGCTGTGCTGCCCCCGGCACCGGCTATTGCGGTAGCCCACGACGCGCCGCCGTCAAAACTCTCCAGTACATCGGCGCCCTCGCAAATGCGGATATAGTCTGCGTTGTCAGGCGGCGTGCTCACGTCGGCAATGGCAGCATTCGAGCGCACCAGGGTGAACGATGCGCCCTCATCAGTCGAGAGGTACAAATCACTCCCCGCCGCAACGAGCACAATAGCCTGCTCTTCCTCAGGTATCCAGATAACGTCAATCTGCGTATTAGACGGATGCGTCCATATGAGCGCGGTGGGTGTAGGGTATATCCACTGATAGAGCGCGCCGTCATCCCAACCCGACCACGCGCCGTTCGGGTTAAATTTCGACACCGCCGTGCAGGTTTGCCCCGTCCTGGTATGCGATCTCCAGCCACTCGCAGTCAACAATCGATGCCCGTTGCTTCCTGTTGCCGTTGAAAGCGGCCTGAACAACGATTGCACGTCAACGGTATCCAATGATTTGCTGATGCTCTGCGGTGTCGCAACACCGTCGTCAACTTCCAGACTGATCGTAACACTGGTGGGATCGCCCGTGTCGAGTACGAATGATGCAGTATTGCCCGTCACGGGCGTGGACGGCGTCGGCGTGGCGCCTGTCACCGTCCATGTACGGGTGCCATCGTCTGATTGCGTCGCGTCAACGTGGACGAACAATCTATCTGATAGGCCCGCGCCTGTATCAATTGGTTCGGTGTCCACGGTGAGCGTGAAATCGACAAACAGCGGCGGCGGTACTGGATACCCTGGATCGGTAATACCAATGTCGTCCTTGTCGTCCTCACTAAACCCGGTGCCTGTCAAATCCGGCACGCCGAGCGAGCAATTGAGCGTCATCGTTCCCTGGCTGGTGTCGGCACTCCTGACAATCGCCGTTGTGGTGACAACATAACCTTGCCGGTTCGGGATTTCTAGTGCAATCGTTGTCGCTGGCAGCAGATCAGCGTCCATCGCACACGGGATTTGCACGGTGCGTTTCGCCCGAATGCCCTTTGCCGTCTCGCGTTTTGCAATCAACTCGCAGACTGCATTGGACTGTGCAAATCGGTATGTTCCACTCCCCGTTTTGCCTGACACACCTGTCGCGGCAAAGGTGAAGTTTGGTGTTGTGCCGTCTGATAATTTGCGGCCCCGTGCTACCCATCCGGCGATGACGCTCTCGAAACTACCGGCCTCGTCACTGTAGCCCGCATAGATGCCACGCTGATCGCCTGTCGGATCGCCATAGACATACGTATGCGCGCCCGTCTGCTGCGGAATGTCCAGATCATACGAGACGCGAATGACGCCGCCGGGAGTTACCCATATAGCACACGACGCGAACTTCATCAGCTCGTCTATGAGTTTTGCGACGTTTTCGGCGCCCGCCTCGAGCGTGATGCTCTCCACAGGGCAGAGATTGTAGTCAGTGCCCGGGTCGTGAATGTCGCCTATCAACGCGCTGTCAATGCCTGCATCGGTGAGCAGATCAGTGACGGCGTCGGTAAACGGGCGATTATTCCAGGTGAGATCACTACTCAGCGGCTTGTCGAGTTGCCCGAGGATATCAATGAGCGTCAATCGAAAACCGAATGGCGCCACGCTCACCACGGGCTGATCGGCAAAGCCGGTGAAAAAGCGGCGGCGCGCTGACACACCGTCAACGCCCGCCGCATTAATCACCACGTAGGCAGACAGCGGCTCGCCTGTCGTGATTTCGACATATCTGTCGAGCACCACCGTGCAATTACTGCGCTGCTGATTGTAGCCAATGCGGCGCCGGGGGAATGTCACGCAACGATAGTACACGCCGTCAATATAAACGGCGGCATTCCACGTGACGTGTCTGTCGGTAACGGGAAATGGAATGGTCACCCTTCAAACCTCAGTGTGCCTACGTACTCATAGTCTGTGCAACTCGCGAGCAATTCGGTGAGCGTGACGCCGACCAATGTTACGTCATACGTATTTGTACCGTCGCTGAGTTGCCCCGGCTTGCCATACAGTTGTGAAACGTTGCGGAGTTTTAATGCGTCGGCAGTCGAGCAGCGGACCTGGAAATCGCCGCCTTTGAACACGAGCGGGCCGTAGCCGAACACATCAACACGCCCCGCGATACCACCGACGAACATATTCGTCTCATAGCGCGCCTCCCGTTGCGGTGTCAGTTTCGCATTATCGCCCGCCTGTGGCTCGAATGTTGCCGACACTGCCCCGACCGTAAACGTCCATGCCATCAGCGTACCCCCTGCTTGAGCACATCATCCTGCCCGTATTCAAGCGCGGCCATAATGCGCGCCGCTGCCATGTCGGCAACCTGCTGCGCTCGCTCGGCACTATCCACGCTGCCGATATTCATACTCATAGACACGCTCGCATTCCCACCCATCGCGCTGCCAGTCACGCCCGCTGGCAATACAGCACTGGCCCGCCCAAGATTGACGAGTTCTGGCCCCTGCTCTCCAACGACCGTCCAGCCGGAGCCTGTGCCGCCCATGGCGCGCTCACCAAATTGCGACGCCACAACCCCGGCGCCCTCCTGGATATCAGTACCCCACTGGCTCAGCCAGTCGGGCGGCCTGATGTTGCGTAGTTTTTCGCCAAGATTAAGGATATTCCCGATGGCGTTTTGAATAGCCTGCCCAATGGCCTGGAATGCGGCAATGATCGGATCGATAAAATTGGCCCGAAACACCTGGAAGCCTGCCACTGCTGCCGCGAACGCGGCATCGATATCAATGCCGAACGCTGCCATAGCCAGGCGCACAATCTCGACGATCATGTTGAAACCATTTTCAAACATTTGCGCGAATGTGAGCACGAACTGGAGGCTAAACTGCTGGATAGTCTGCCACGCGCCGCGCCAGTTTCCATCGATGATCTGGAGCGCCAACGTGATCGCGGCTGTGATGGCGTCCAAAAACAATCCGACGGCAGTGCTGATCTGCTGCCATGCCATTGTCAGGATGCTGACAATCTCATCGCCGTGGGCAGCGATGAATGCCGCGATACCCTGCAATGCGGGCACGATGGTTGCATCTATCAACTGGATAGCGAGTGATATGATCGTCGTGATCTGCTGCCACGTCGTCTGGAAAAACAGTTGAATACTGGCGCCGTTCTCTTGTAGGAACGCCTGAATAATCCCGAACCCGCTTTGCACGATGCTGGTGATGGCGGTGACAACCGCGCCGAATGTCTGCTGCAGCATGGCCCATTGCTCGCCTAGCCCGATGGTCGCCATACTGAAGCCCTGCGTTGCTGCTTCTGCGCCCTGGAATGCACCCTGGATAGACGAGACGAGCGGCCCAATGATAGCACCAACCTGGCTCGCCAATTGCTGGAATTGAAATATCAATTCACCAATAAACTGCACCACCGGCTGCATCGCGTCGGGGAGGTGCCAAAGCCAGTCGTTAAGATAATCGCCCTCCTCCAGAACGAAACCGAGGTAGCGCGCCAACGGCACAACGACAGCCATAAACCTATCGAGCGCACCCACTGCCATGTCAATCCAGCCGGGTGCGTTCGTTCCGAACCACTCAATAGCCGATATGATATGCGGCATGGCTTCGTTAGCAATCTCGAGGAGTTTATCCCCAAGCGGTGCCAGCGCAGCCGTTGCCTCGCTCGTGATGCCTGCCCAGAGCGCGCCGAATGTGCCGTACTGCCGCCCACTCTCTTCGATCTCTGTACCGAGCGCCTCTACCCCTTCCAACGCCTCCCCAAGCGCGAACGTGGCATCGGCACCGAAATCTTCAAAGGTGACACCGAATGCCTGCACGCCCGCCTCTTGCCGAAGCAGGGGGGCCTCGATACTCTCGATGCTATCGGCAATGCGCTCGAATGCCTGTCGCTGCGTAATCTCGCCGCGTGCGAACTGATCAAACAGATCGGCGGTGCTCTCGTCAATGTCGCGGATGTTTTTGATGACTGCTGGGTCACGAAGGCGGATACCGAATTCGTTGAAGGCGTCCCCAACTTTGTCGGTGTTCATAAATCCGGCCTCGAGCCCCTCATTGATCAATGCGAGGGAGTCAAAGCCAGTCACGCCCAGATCGGCAAAATCATCGGAGTATTCGTTGAGGGTGTCGTTGAGATCGCCAAATCGATCAAGGCCAAGCTCTTGCCCTTCGGTGAGCACGAGGAACGCCTCTTCTGCCGATGTGCCGAACTCATCTTGCACACGCTGTGCGCTGCGGGCTGCCTCGGTCAGGTCCTGATCATACGCATCGGCCAGAAACAACGCATCTGCCGTCGCCTCGTCAAGTGCGCCGCCGAACGCCTTTTCGAGCGTCGCAACGCGCCCTTGAGCTGAGATCGCTGCCGCGCCGATGCCCGCAATGGCGCCCACGGCAATGGTTGCACTCGCGGCGATGCCTGTCGCTGCCGCGCCCATCCCGGCAGACAGCGCGCCGCTGATGCGATTACCGCTGCGCTCCGCACGGTTGGCAACATCACGCGTGCCACGATCAAACTCGGACGCGTCCAGAGAGAGCAGGACATTTAGTTGTTCTAACACATCAGCCATTATGCAGCCTGTGTCCTATCATCACCACCGAGTACCTCTACCCACATTCTGAGAATGGCGGCCTGCTCTTCAGGCGTCTGTGGCTTGGGCGGCGGCCTGTCGAATTGAGGCATAAATTCCTGTGGCGTGTACGGCTTGCGCCGCTTCTTTTTGTCGCGGTTTGTCTCAGCAATCACCGCCGCGATCATTCCAGAACGCAGATCGGCGCGCTCCTCTCCCCACGGATCGAGATCGTAGTACAGTTGCCACAGCACCCACGTCTCCGCACTCATCTCCTCGAGCAGCGCGTATGGATTGGCGATGTAGCGCCCGCCCGCCTGCAACGCTAATCGATAGAGGAGCCGTTGCTGGGGCTCGCGGATTTTTTTGCTAGCTCCCCCTGGCGCGCCTTATCAACACCGCTAAACTCCAAAATCTCCGGCAGCAACGTCGCCATGACCGCCGCTGTCCCTGGCAGGCTGTAAAGCTTCTCGACATCCTTGTCAGAGTAGAGCCGCTCGCCATCCTCGCCAACCATGACGCGCGCCAATACCTGCACGCCCGCCCGCGCCATATCGCCGTTCTCTTTCGCCTTCAAAAATACTTGCAAATCCGCTGCACTCATCGGCACAATGCGAACATCCCCGTTCCACTCGGGGACGGGGATATCGCGGTACCGCTGCTCTCGTGCCTCAATTTGCTCGCGTGTGAGCAGCATGGCCCTCTCCTATAATAGCGTTGGCTTGCCCGACGGCTTGAGCGTGACATTTGCCACGGCCCGACCATCAATCGGCGTTTCAACACTAAAACTCATCACAAACGCTGTCACTGTAAATGTTGCAATCACGCTGTCGTTGCTCTTGACTTCGACCATCCAGTCGCGATTACACCCTGCAATCCAGTCGTTATAGAGCATCCGGTGTGATGTTTCAGTCGGTTGCCAGTTCACCACCATCTCGATATCGTCTGTGGTTTTTAATCCACTAATGAACGTCGTGAAACCATCAGGCGTATCGTGATGGGTTGTCTCGATCTCTGCGGTTGAGCCGCCGGGCGGGTTGATCTGATTGATATATGTGACACGTGTCCATTGTGGATTATTGGCGTCACCATCGGAGCGCCATAACGTCGTGCCGTATGCCCAGATGGCATCCCCTGTCGTTGGGCAGTTTGCCATGATGCCCTCCCTCTAGCCCTGGTTCGGGCGGAACACTGCCGCTTTCGCCGTTGCGGTGCCGCTTTCCTCAACCGTCAGGTACACGAGCGAGCCGCCGTCGGGTACCCACCCTTCGAGTACCTCAAACTCGAAGATGGTGAAGGCCATACCATTGACTTCCTTGACCTTATCGGCCTGCACGCCGTACGGGTTGTTCGTTCCCTCCACAGTTGCGCTGATGGTGTCGTCGCTTGATGCAGCGTCATTCCAGACGATCAGCACGTCGCCTTTTTTGGCGTTGAAACTGTTCGCGCTGGCCCCGGTATCCAGGTCAACCCACGCGCCGGTGGCCGCGCCATTTGCCGACGCCAGCGATGGATACGTCCCTACGCCTTCTACTACGGTAATCGTCGCCATATCTAGCCCTCCTTACGAGCTTCTACATAGAATGAATGATCAGTTCTGAATGGGTCATCGATATCGATGCGGCTGTCGAATGCAACCGGCTCCGCTGTGGCAAAGCCTGCTGCTCGCAGCACATCGCACAGGCGCGGCACATCCCAGACGTAACGATGCGGGTCGCGTGCCACGTTAAAAATGATAGCGTTGACGTAATCAATCGGCTGTGGCTCCTCTACGCCAGGAATGGCAGAGCACACGAACTGCGTAAAGCCTGTCCAGTCAGACACGTCCCCGCGTACATAGTCAGCGAGGAGGCGCGGCACATCTGGCAGCACGAGCCGCACCACTCCACCAGGCAAGAGCACCCGGTAGCACTCGCCAATCAGTTTCGACGCGACGGCATAGTCGAGATGCTCAAGGACGTGCGATGCGTAGATGTAGTCAACGCTGTTGTTAAAAAACGGTAATCCCTGTCGGATATCGTGTGCCTTGACGTTTGCACGCGGCGCGCTGTCAATGTTGATCCAGCCATCACGCACGTCGGTGCCACACCCCAGGTTGACCATCACGTGACGCGGCGCGCCAAATGATTGACGATTGAAGTAGCACAAAACTTCGTCCACAAAGCGGAAATCCTCGGGACATTGCTCGTACAATTCCTGGATAAAAATACCGTCGTGAACCGGCAATTCGCACCACCGCAGATCACCAATCAGATCGCGGCGCAGTACAAACTGCGCTGTGTCGATACTTCCAATGCGAACGTTTTCCGGCGCAGCCTGCAAGAGGCGCCGCTCGTCGGCGCGCTCCTGCGAAAACACAAACGCCCGCGCCTCTGGCTGCGCTGCGATTTCCTCCTCGAGCCGCCGAAAAAATCCCGGATGCACGCTGTTGTCATCGTCCAAAATCCAGACCCAGCCATCACGGATGCTGGAGAGTGCCGCGCCAACGTTGCGCGCCATATCGGCCCGCCCATTACCGGGATGTGTGGCGCCGTGTGGATGGATGATATAATGCCGAATGTCCAGGTTGTGTCCTTCGGCTGTGTTCAGGCTCTCGAATATGCCCGGTAGATACTCCGGCCTGCTCAGTGCGGTAACAATAGTCAAAGTTGGGTACTCGCTCATGCCTCAATCCTGTGCATCTTCTCTTCGTTGATATCCGGCCAGAGTGTCACAAACGCGCCTTCCTGCATATCGATATGCCCACATACGATACTGGTATCGCATACCTGCTTAACGCCTGCCATCTGGCAATCGAAGGCGAAATACGTGTCCTGCGAGCTATGCGCCCCTTCTCCAATGCGGTGCTCGACACGGTAGCGGATGCGTTCCAGAACGCGGCGACGAATGAGCGTGAAGCCGTTGCCCTGGCCTTCGCATTCGATCACGCTGCCCCACGCGGCCCGCGCCCGCTCTGGGAAAAAGGAGAGCGATTGACCTGTGAACGTGACGTTATCCATTGCCGGGAACGCATTCCAACGAAAGAACGGCGGCTGCCGGAAACAGTAGAGCGCATAGCCGACATCGGCGTCGTGTTCGTCTAGCGTGGCAAGCATCCGCGTGAGCGCGTCTTTCTCGAATACGATATCTTGTTCGACAGTCAGCAGGTAGTCATAGTTACCACGTAAGCAGAGATCGCGAGCTTGATTGTACTTCCAGGCAATGCGCGTTTTCGCGTCGGCTATATGCTCGTCACCACCTCGCAGCATCACAATGTCAGACTGGTATGCGCGGCTGTGCTGGAGTTGAAACAGGCTGTCCAGAGTGCGGCGATGAATACCCGTATGGATGGGAACAGCAATCAAAACATTAGACATAGCGACACACCACCTCTACTCCGGCATGCTGCCAGTCCAGCTCGAACCACCCACGAATGACAGCCCGTAGCGCAATCGTTGACGCTGGCACATCCTCCGCTCGCGTCATATCAATATATGCCGTCTCGCCCGCGTTCGTTGTCTGGTACACAAGTGGCGGATCGTACACGTACCACGCATCACCGTCTGGGCTGTGCTCAATCTCCACTGAGACATGCCCGCCGTTCGCATTCCGCCCGATGGTGATGACCCATTTCAGGGCGTCATACGCCGCGTCAACCGGGCCGACGACGCGTCCGCTTGTGCCGTTC